ATAGCGCTCGAATTCTTGCTCATAAGTATCAGGAAGATACTGGTTCAAGAAGTCAAAGTTAGTGATGTAGTTTGTAGGCAATGTTGCCTTTACAGAGCTCGGGGTCAATAATGGACCCGGAGATGCGGATAATGTACCAGCCATTTTTTTCTAGTTTTTAGGTTTTTGTTTAATAACTAATCTGTTACCGTAACTAGGCTCTACAGCTCTTACTTGAAAACCACCTTCAGTTTTCTTAGTCACCTGAGTAGATTGACGCACCATATCGATATTTTTTGACTCCTTAGAGACTGTATCAACTGTATCTGCCATTCCCTTCTCATAGAAGAACTTCGCAAACTTATCAGGGTTCGAAGCAATCGCTATTGCTCGATGGAATAACTCAGCATCCTTTAGGTAACCTTCTTCGTTTAGGAACTTATTTACAAAGTTCTTTAGTGAAGACTGCTCCTCAAGAAGTGACTTAGCTTCTGCTGGCTTGTAGGTAAGCGCTTTGTTTTCGTCAATTGCAAATTTGAAACCTTCAAACTTATCAGAAAACAACTCACTCGTCTTGTCAGCAAAATACTGAGACCGCTTCGTTTGTTCCTCTTGCTCGCTAGTTGCGGCTTGTTTATATTGCTTGTAAGATTCGTAAGCTTCTTTTTCTTCTGCCGGAACAAAGGCTTCCCTTGACTCAAGCGGCGCCTTGTACTGTTCTTTTAGTTTATTAAAGTAGTCACGAGCCTTAGTCAGCTCTTTTTTACGTTCTAGCTTTACCTTTTTAATATGCTTATCGTCATCAAAGTCTTCATCATATGAATACTTGGACTCAAGCTCGAACTTAACCTCATCAGCATCAAGCTCAGGGTTCTGTTCTTTGTGGTATTGGTAAAGCAAAGAATCTTCATCCATGGCGCTATAGTCAACATTCAATTTCATGAAGTCTTCAATACCACGCCCGGTATCTTTTTTATACTTTAGAAACGCAGAGACATCCTCAGGTAGTTCTTCAGCTTGTGCTCGCTGCTCAACTAACTCATCCAAAGATGTGATCTCTTTGTTCCATCTTTTCCCTAGATATGAAAGAACTTTGTTATCATCTAAGTCAACCTCTTGTGGTTGATTTTCTACTACTGTCTCAACTGGTGGTTGATTTTCAGTCAAGTCTACCTTGATTGTATCATTATCACCAGAGTGATCTTCTAATCCTTCAAGAAGCTCAGCTTCTTTTTCAGCTACAGACTTCTCTTCGAACTCTACAGCTCTTACTTTAAATTCACCTTCCATTTAATTTAATTTTGACAAAGTTAATAATTATTTTATTTATTCATTATCGTAGAACATACGATCAGAATCCTCTGTGTGCCACTTATCAAAGCTCTCGCAGTTGTAGTAGTCTGTATTCACTAGATAGTCAGGGCGCTCTGGAAAAGGTTTTGTTACAAATGAAGGTTCAGACCACTTGATACGGTTGTTTGGCTGTAGTGCTATCTGACCGTTGTCAAGCAAAATAATGTGATGACTCTTATGTTCTAAGGCATCTTCTGCTAACGATAGATCAGTGTTTAAGTCATTTGCTCCCCAGTTAATGGTAGCATAATAACTACCCGGATAGAACTTATGGTCCTTCATATACACTTCAACCTTAGTATCATATACATAAGATAGGTGCAGTAACGTGAAGTTATAAGAGAAACAGTTCCATATCTGCAAGAAGTGGAAAGGTAGATCTGGATCAGGCAGCTCAGGTTTAGTCAATAACGCATGGCTTGGTAACTTATCGCGCATTACTCCGTTCTCTAATAGAACTTGGAATAGCGCAGCTTGACCAGGCATACATCTAACCGACATTATAACACCTGGTGTAAATTCTCCTTGTCCTTTTTGGTGTTGATACATGTATTCATTTCTAACGAATACTTTCAAAGGGAAGAAGTTATGTTCTATATATGCCATTATTTAGGTCCAAATGCTTCTAAATCGAAGCCATCAAGTGAATCTTCTGTACTCTCAAAGTTTTGAGGTGGTAAGTTATTTTGTCGTTGGTTGATTAGCTCAGACTGACGAGTGGCCTGTAGGTCTACTCGCTTATCTTTAGCCTTTTCTTTTTCAGCCTCACGGTCCTTCAATGTCTGCATCTGCATTCCATTCAACTGCATGTTGTATTGGAATTCAATAGCCATCAGTTCTTTCTTGAGCTCAGCTTCTGCCTGCATCTTCTGAATGTCACCTTGAACTTCCATCTGCTTGATCTGTGCTTTCGTTTGGCCTTCCAATTGGATGACCTGTGCCTTAGCCTCAGCAGCTGCTTGAGAAGATTGGATGTTTGTCTGCATCTGCATTTGGAACTCCATCTCTTTTTCTTTTTGATTCTGCTCCATACGCTTACGACGTTTCATCTTAAGCATCTCGTTGGCAAGCTTGATGTTATTAATCATGCGGATGTCAATTGCATCCTCTAGGTCAATTGTCTGCTGCTGCAACGCCATCTGAATATTCTGCTCAAGTTGTGCCTTCTGCTCTTCATCTGGGGCAATCTCAATAAAGATACCAAAGTCGTGCAGGTAAAGATCTTTAACGTCCTCAAGTATAGCCATGTTGTACTTGCCAATCTGCATAGCAAACTCCTCAGCGAAGTCAGCATACTCAAGTATGTCAGCAACACGAATAGACAAGCATTCAGCAACTCTCTTAGTGGTATTAATACCAGCGTCTAAGATGTGGCGAGTAGCTGTGTTTGAGTTAAGTGCTGCAAGTTTCTGAACACCAACCAATGCATCCGGATGTGGTGTAGATGCATCGCGCACCTCATTTACACCCGTCACGTCGCGGATCATATTCAAGTAGTGGTTATAGTTGCCGATAAGGGCAGCCATCTTAGCTTGACCACTGTTTGAGTTGAGCTCTTGGATTGGAATACGCGCGTTGTTGAACTCACCATCTTGGGTGTAGCTACGTCCAATCACACTACCAGTTTGGAAGTATAGGTTGAGTGCATCCTCAGGATTGTATACTGCACCTGTACCAAGGTCTACTTCATTAATACCGTCAGCATCAATGAACACACCATCAGGAACTACGCGAGCCATAACTTGCTGTAACTTCAAGTGAGTTAATTGTATCTGATCAGCAAATGGGATCATTCGGCGAACGAGTGACTCAATGTTTCCTTTATAGTAACGTGGAGCGTAAGCAATGTAGTTTGGAAGTGCTTTTTGTGATGCAGACTTAGGACGCACCATGTTCTTCATCATTTCCCATTTGATGACAATGTTTGATCCACCGACCAATACACCTTCATACCAAACGTCGCGAACAGCCTCAACTACCTCAAACATTTCGTTTGGTGGTGGGTTGAAGTTGTCATCTTTACGGATTACTCGCTCTCCTCCGTTCTCAAGCAATTTCTTTTTCCAAACAAACTTTTTGTGTGTCTTGTAATTGAAATACAACAACGTCACAACTTCATTTAAGAATGCATCGTCTTGGTAATTACGAACTATTGGAAAGTAGTCATACCAAGCAGATCCTGCGTTCTTAATCTCAGTTAATTCTTCGTCAGTAAGATTTGGGTTCATTTTAAGCAGCTCAGTGTAGTGAACCTGCTTAACCTCTCCGAAGTAGAAACAATCAGAGAAGTCATTTTTTTCAGTATAACTATGTATCCAGTTAGCTGGATCTACATACTCGACTTTAACACCATCGTTGATAAGGAACTCATGCTTTACAACACCAACCCCTAACGTAGCAACGTCATAGTAGTAGTCTCTCAACACATCCTCATAGTCATTCATCTTGAGAAGTGTGTTGATGGCAACCTCTTCAGCAATCTCAATAGATGGCTTGTAGTTCATTTGCATGTACAGAGAAAGCTCTTGATCATTCGCAGGTATCTCATCTGGATTTACGTTGAATGCGTCAATGCCAAGTGTTTCCTTAGTCATTGTTAAGAAGTCCTTGGCTACCATGTCAGCCTCGATCATATCCTGGAACACGTTCTTCTTCTCAGCAGATAGAACGTCTTGTGCTTCAGCCTTAATGGTGTATGGTCTGTCTAACATGCCATTAACAACAACGTCAACAAACTTAGGGATGATTGGAACCGGAGTCCAATCTAAGTTAAGCATTGATATGTCGCCATTAACAGCGATTTCGTCCTTGTACTTCTGTACAGGCTGTTCTCCACGGGCATATAGTCTCAGGCGGTGGAATTCACCCCACTGCTGATAAAATCTGCTTGAATTAGACTTCCTCTTAAACCACTCCCCTTCGATGGCTTTTCCTACCTTTAATCCATACTCATATGTCGCCTTAATTTCATCTGGCGCCATTTGGTCCGGAAAGGGTAATGAGGAGATAACAACTGATGGTTTATCCATTATTCGATAATTTCGCTTCTTATGCCAGTATTCTTATATCTTACAAATTTAACACTTATTTTAGATTCCTGTTTAACAGGTATAAATAGGTGTCTTCTTGATGCCATTAATGCCAATCCTGAACTAATCGAGGCATCATGTTTAGTTCGGTTATTAATATCAAATCGGGCCCAATCATTTAATGTTCTCGTAAAATACATGTCACCCATAGACTCTTTCTCCCTATAGTTTCCTTCCGCATCAATACCAACATATTCCTCGATGTATGTGTTGATACTATTGGCATGCGCGTGCTTTACGTCCTCACTAGAGTTGGGAATACCGCCTAATTCAAGCTCTGTCTTTGATAGTTTAGACGTATGCTTGTCAGGCCTGTTCATTGAAAATGGACGGTATCCTCTGTTCTTAAAGTGGTACAATAGTCGCTGTTTGTTATTCTCTACAAGTATAGGCATTCCGTAGAAAAAACAAGCCATCAATACGTCCTCAAAAAATATCTCAGCAGTCTGAGGACGAGCGATATACTCTAAAAAGAAGTGATTGGTTGGAGCACTTTCCATGTGGAAATTAGTGATGCCATGCAATGCTCCTGCCGATCCACCACCACCAACTACGCCTGAGATGTCATAAGGGTCACATCCAAACACGCCAATGTCTTTATTGCCAGGATAGAACTTACCATCCCTCTTAATGACATTGTTACGCATCTTAGCGTCAGGGATCCACGACACAATAAATCTACCCTTCGGATCAGGTGTCCAAATGACCTCGCTATCCTTCTCTCCATTCTTCCAATGGAAGTAACCGGTTGTTAGGACGTGATCTTTGATCATCGCATCGTTGTAGTCAATCTGTTGGTATATCTTAGTCAAGTTGAATAGAGACGACTTGCTCTCATCACGGAAAGCATGTGACTCTGTTCTAGGAAACTGACGGTAGTATTCGTTGAGTGCGTCAGAGTCTGACTTCATTGCAGCCACCTCGTTATTCCAATAGGTTATGACACCCATAGTAATCTCCTCACCATCGATGCCCATAATGGGCTTCTTAGGATCCTCAAATACAGGCCATCCATACTCGTCAATAAAGCCCTCCATGTTCCACTCCATTGGAATAAACAAAGAGTAAAGCCCTGACTTAGTCTGACCATTGGCAGATCGTTTGTTTGGGTCGCTGTCATAGAACAACTTCTTGAAGTTCTCACCACCCTTACTGAGCGCATTTGACGTGGACCCCATCATACACTTACCAATGATACGACTACCCAAACGTAAACAAGTCTTGGTGACTCGCCAGTTGTTTAGAATGTTCTCAGGCTTTTCCCATTTACCACTCTCGTCATGTACAAGTAAAAGTAGTTTCTCACCGTCATAGCTGTTGTCTGCGGTGTTTTTCCAGTCAATGGTAGTATCTAACCCTTCTATGTCATCATCGCGCTCCTCATCCATGTTCTTGCGCGTAATTTTACTCGCAGGAACCCGGAAGGCTAACTCCGTCTTCGGGTTGTCCATACCATCCTGGATCGGCTTGAAAAAGAAGGGGTAATTTCTTACAATTGGTACAACCTTGTCGGTAAACATCTTCTTGGCATCGGCGCCCGTCTTGGACAGAATGCCAAGCCTAGCATCTCTTACAATTGTACCTGTGTTTGACGTCTCTGCCGACGACATAAATGAGAAACCTGAACGACGGTTCTTTAGATAACACATACCAAACGCTCTGCTATCTGCCTTACATGCCTCCCAGAATATGTAGAATATACGGTTGGACTCACGGAAGTCAGGAAGACCAATATCAATCTTTGTCCACTGAAGGTACATGTAGTGCGTCCCAGTTATGTATGTTGGATTTCCGTTGTTAATAAACCAAAAGCCTTTCTCGCGCCTCTCAAACTCAGTCTCGATCATGTCGACGTACTTCAGTTTGAACGCATTGTCTCTTCTGTTCCAGTCAAATATTGACTTAATTTTCTGTAGCTCGGCTGGATAATCGACCGGTTGCCATTTGTTACCTCTGTTCTCTACTACCTTAGGAGTAGACGGCAACGCAACCTTAAGTCCATTTATCTCATAGATTTCACCAATGGTTCCATCCTTAGATATAACAATGAGGTCATACTCTTTGTTGTATCCATAGTCCCATGACTTCTTGCTGTTCTTAGTGTTAAGAGCAGTCTTATTGACGTAGTCATTTACTATAGAGTACAGTTTATTTTCCATGTCGTGCTCTTCCCTCTGCGAAGCCTGACTTACCGAGTGTTACCTCGACAACCGGTCCCTCTGCAGCCTTATTTTCTTCTTCCTCAATTTTATTGAGCATGAACATAGCATCCTCAAATGCCAAACGCTTAGCTGACGCTGCGTTCTTCATCTTGTCAGCCGATATGTCGTCCTCAGCATGAGTGATGATAGGTGACTTAAGCACCTTTATTAACTCATTGATGGCTTCTTTCGCAGCCTCAATAATTTCTACCTTTTTAGACATATGTTCTTATTATACATTCGATAGATAGTCTCTCCATCTATTATAAATTCATATTCGCTATCGGGTGTGAATGAGACCACATCGCCAACATTCACATTGGAGATTGTATTTGTTTTATATACAACCTCACCCCACAGTGCCTCATGTGCACCAGTAGAGCTAATTAACTTATCCTCATTTGGTATTGGTCTGATAAATATAAACGGATCAACGGCCTGCCAATCAGCATCTCTTTTATACATATACACCTGATCTAGCTCAGCTAAAAACATATCATCCATGATATAGTTCCAACTACTTTTCTGACGACCTTTCATATCGTAGTAGTATTTGAACACATTGTGGTGTACCACAACAGTGTCGCCTGGTTGAACAGGGCCGTTGTAGTAAATAGGCACGCTGACCACTTCAGCGAAGCGATTAGATGTCTTATGGTCTTCTTGTGAGGAGCTGATATAGAAGTCGGTATCTCCGAACTTCTTTATGTTATCGTACCGCCTCTGACCTACTGGTTTAATGATGAAGCAGTATGGTGATTTCATTAGTAATCTATTTTGTATTCTATCGCAATGGGCATTGCGTTAGAGAATGATTTCCATTTAATAATCTCACCATCCTTGATAATCCAAACGCAGATAGCACCATCATCCTCTTTTCGGATGGTGTTGATCTCCCAAGTTCTATCTAGGACAGTCTGACCAACCATGTAGTGCATGCACTTCATGTAGTCAGGACCAATGGAAATTTTTCTAATTATACTCACCTGTTTGTAGATTTACACTGACATCGCCATACTTATCAAAGATGGTCTGCTGCTCTTTAGTAAGAGCTTCAGCAGCTGTTTCTAATTGCTGCATAGTGAGATCTTTCTGCACGCCTAAACGACGAACGCTCATCTCGATGTCTGCTAGATTGAATTTTAGGTCTCTGTAAACTCGGTTAGCGTTAACCAACGCGTCGAGCTCTTTTTGTGTAATTTTATTCATATTTTATTTTAATTGTATACTCTGATTTCTATTTGCAGTACTCCATCAAGATCAATAGGATTATTTGGCGAATTTAATTCACTAATATTTATAACAAATGTATCTTCATCACTCCTAAATGAATTAATAGTAACTAATGAACCTGAAAATAATGTCATTAAAGAAAATGTTTTGTCTAAAGTAAACTCACCTGTTAATATACCTAAATATATTCCAACATCATCTCTTGTCCAAGTAATATCTCCTGTCAAAGTATTCTCTAATATATTAACTATAGGGTTACTTGCCCCACTCTGCACAAACAAAGCAGTATATACCTTATATGGGCGAGTAGTATCCACAATATCTTGCATAGTATAGATCTCACGCTGAGAATTAGCTAATGCTGATCCACGCTCAACTGTTTGAACGTTAGATGGTACTGTATGAAACTTCTGCCCTGTTGGAATTGTTGCCATATTATAAAGATATATACCAAGTTAAAAATGCATGACTATACTGAAGACATACCGGTGTGTTTGCTGTTAATGTAGCAGGAGCACCAACAATAGCAGCGCCTGCTGATACCCATGTAGTTGTAGCTCTAGTTGCTGTTGACATGACCACATACTTAACGCCATCAAGATTTGAATTAGATGCAGGAAGAGTAACCGCAAAAGATGCACCTGCTGTTCCTGTGAAGTATGTGTTGACGTTTATAAGTGTAGCGGAAGTTAATGCGTTTGTTGCATCAACAGTAGGGGTTTGATTTAAGGCCAATAAAGCAGGCACATTGAAGTTAACAGTAGACCCGCTGGCATTCAAACCAAATACACGGCAATTAGTGTTTGGAGTCTCTGTGATATAGTTCTGTACTTTCATCGTCCTTGACCTCGATTTTGTTTTACGTAATTCTTAGAAGACTTTAACTTTGATGTCTTGCTTTTAGAATGAATACCAGGGCGACTAACCTTGACATCCTTCTTGACTGACTGTTCAATTTTCTTCATGTAGCAAAGTTAACAAAAAAAAATGTTACTTGTATGGAACATAAACAGTCTTACTTCCTGAACGCTTAGCAACAAGAATTTGTTTGCGTTGCGCGCCATCAGAGTTGTAAGAAACGTGAACCCAATCAGGGTTTGCATCTGTTCCAAACTCCCAAATCAATTGGTCAAAATTTACGTTTGCTTTAATAAAGTCAAACACCATCTTGTTAGTAACTCCATTTGCACTACCATCCATATCAATGTCAATAGCCTCACCTTTTGAATGCTGTGAAGATGATGCACCACCAACTGCCTTATTAAGCGCTGCTGAGCGATATCCTGAGCTTAAATGGATAGGAACACCGAAGTGGTCACGGATAGGTTGAAACACGTTCTCAGCCAACTTCTTGAAGTTCTCAATGTGTTCAGGTGTTGGCATATTAGAAATGCCACGACGTTTTGCAGTTTCGCTACGTGTTACTTCTGCGAGTGATAGGTTTTTACTTAGTTGCATGTTTTATTTTTTAAAATATAATACTGACTCAGCCTCTCTTCTTCTGACGAGACCCTTTAATGTTTTACCGCCTGCTTTAACCCATTTCATGAACTCTAATTTAATAGACTCATCTTCTGGATTGGCATTTACTTTCTTCAATAGAGTAGAAGCTTTTAAGTTAGCAGGACCTAGGTTGTAAGCAAACGACACTAACGCATCAAATTGATTTTGATTGATGTCATCTCTACAATAGCTGTCAACATACTTCTCAAAGCTAACGAGCATATGCTTAAGCAAATCTACAGCCTCAGCTTCAGTTATAGCTTTATCAGCCATAGTTACCTTCTTGCCGTTAGGGTAGAATGTAGCTCCGTATCCAATGGTAGGGATACCTGCCGGACATTTGTATGGCGCTGATCTAAATCCTTCAAATACCTTGATAAGATCAATACCTGCTGTTCCTGTCTTAGTTATCTTCATTTTTATCTTTATTTTTGAGTTTCATGATACGCCCGGCAGTTGTGATGCCAAACGCCCCCAAAGTTAGTAACATAAATCCATCAAAGATAAATTCTTTAATGACTAACTCGTTACCAATTATACCAGTGAATACATCTGTTAATAAAACAAATACCATAGCAAAAAACGATACAACGCCAACAAAGGCTTGCTCGTTAATTTGGTTGTCGTCTGAGATCAATTCTCTAAAAAACTTTTTCATAGTTTAAAAATATTTAGTTTAGGTCTTCTTGGTTTTACAATATCAGTGTGCCAACCAACAGGCGGTTCTTTTTCTTCATCGTGATTAGGGCAGTCATCAGTTCTCTTATAGAACATAATATCACCCGTATAGTCATCCTTTCTTACAACGTAATCAGAGAGGTCTACAGCTACTATCTCATTGTTAATGTATGAGTAGTATATCCAAGCGCCCTCAATAGCTCTCTTCTGAAGCCACTCGCGTATAGTGTCTAACTTATCCTCACGTACAATCTGAAGATCAATTACATTTCTGTATTGAACTACTTGCTGACTATACATCATAAGCACTGTATCCCTAACTGATATAATAGAATCCTTGGTCTTTACCTCGGATTTAAAATTAGCAATCTTAGCCTTCTGACTTTCGAATATTGCGTTTATAGTATCTGCCTGAGTCTTCGTAAGAATGACCACAGAGTCACCATTAATTACCGTCTGAAGTGGGTAACGTGATTGGCTGAAACTCAAACTGCTGACCAGTAGACTGACTACGAACAATATCCTTTTCATTTTGTAACTCTTTTTTAATGTCCTTTACCACCGACTTTGTACTATCCAAATCACCTATCACTTCAGACACCATCTGCTCAAGGTTCTCTTTGTCCTCTGTGAGCTGCTTGTTTGCCGCCTTTAACGTACTTACACTCTTTGTAAGCTTCTTGTTCTCACCAGTAAGCTGTATGTTATCCTCAACCACAACAACGTGACCATGTCCGCTTGAGAATACTTGCATTACCACTAGCGTAATGAATAGAGAGCCTACAATGATGAGCTTACGTTTCATTTCTTACTTAAGAACATAAGAACTATCTCCTTGAGACTTTTAGAGCTCTCAGTGCTTTCTGTAAGCTTCTCATCTAGCTTTTCTCTATACTCGCCTTCAAGATCATTCAACTTTGCTTTCAGATCATCCTCACTCTTCATGAGTCTATTGAGGAACATCCAGCATAAATAACCAAGTGCTAGGACAGCAAATCCTAACACTCCATACTGAGTTAATACTTCAAAAGGACCAAATGACATTACTTATTATCTAAGTGTCTTTTAATAAACAACCAAGCCACATAGCCCAATGCCAAGACAGCAAGCCCAAGTGGCCCATACTCTCCTAATTGAGAAAATACACCAAAGTCAGGTGCAGTTGATACTGTATCCATTATCTATTAATTATTAGTTGTTTTACTGCGTCAGATAACTCAGCCACACTTCTAGCTAAATTCTTTATCTCAAGTTGAGTCTGCTCCTGGATGGCTTGATATTTAAGACGTGACTCTTGCTCTACTAACTCAATTTTTCCTTTGAGCTTTCCTGCATCCTCAGTATTTTTACGAACATCTGCGTGTACCATCTTTAAAAAATATCCTATAATAGCGATGGCTGTAACCATGCCAAACTGAATTAATTCTTGCATCATCTCTTGATAAATCTGTAAACAAAATAAACTATAGCAAAGATAATTAAAATAGGCAACAAGTTATTTAGCAGCTTCTTCCATGCCGGCGTCTTCTCGTAATACCTAACAGGTATACGTCTTTCAATTATCTTATCTATGTATACAGTGTCACACTTACCTTCAATGAATACATCGTCACCTTTCATCCATACCTTTACCTTTAGTTGTTCTTTCTCTATGTAGATAGTATCTAAAAGATCATTCACCTTCACAACAGTGTCTACCTTAACCTCAGGTACAACAACTCTAACAGTATCATGAATAGTGATACTGTCAGTAGTTATTAACTCAGGATGCTTTTCAATTAGGCGTGTAAACCTATCCTTCGGGCTACATGATGCAAGTAACAATAGGATTAATATATATCTCATTAGTATATCTTGTTAAGGATGAAAATCTGACTGTATATATTATTTGCTGCATTATTTGAACCCCATTGAGCTGTAATATCTAATGTGTTTGGCGTAGTGGTATTAAATGTGGTATTATTAAGAGAGCTAAAGTCTTGCCCTTCAAATGCATTAGATGAGTCCTTGGAGTAAGTCAAGGCACCGGACGTCATTATTTGTGCAACACCCGGGCCTCCTATAGATCTAATTGTAAATAAGACATGAAGATCCCAATGTTTATTTGTAGTAGTAGGTAGTGTTATTAACCCTGAATCTCCTAATATCACTGAGCCAGACTTTAACTTAAATCTAATTGTTTCATTATTTGCAGAGCTAATTATTCCGCTTAAAACGGCAGAAAAGCTGTCACCTACTTGAAATCCATTTGCTGGAACAGATAGTGTGCCAACACCTCCATCTATCACCGTGGTCTCAACCGTAGTTGCTGTTACCGGTATACTATTAGATGTCTGTGCAAAAAGTTTTGAAGCACCAATAGTGCTAATGATATCCTGCATTGTATAAATCTCACGTTGTGAGTTAGCTAATGCTGATCCCTTTTCCTGTGTTTGTACAAATCCAGGGACTGTATGAAACTTTTGATCAAATGGTATCATCTTCTTCTTCGTTTTCAGCTAGCTTAGAAGCAGCATTCAGAATATTCAACATAGGAATACAGAACTTACCAGGCATCTCCGCCAATAGTGCTTCAATTTGCTTTACTTGTTCTTCGTTTAACGTTATCATGGTTCTTGTTTTTATAAGATTGTTACTCCAATATCATCAGCAACATACTGATTTACAACATTATTATCTGTACCCCAAGCTGCGAATTGTTCTTCAGTTAAGGTATAGTTACCTTGTGAAAGCTGCTTGTTGTCCTCGGTTAGCAATTGCCAATAAGTTTCGCAAGTAGTTGCCTCAGTTGTAAAATTAAGAATTAGAACTGACATCTGTGTCGCAGTTCCTTGGTTAAGTGGGAATACTACTGGTTCAATAGCTACCCCCTGTTGTGGTTGTGTTTTCATATTTTTTCTTTTAATCTTTTGAGTTCTTCAAATACGGCTAATAACTCAGCTTCCTTTTGGGCAATAAGCTCCTCTGCGGTTGGTTGGTCAACCTCAATGTATTCGACTCTTACAAGTCCGTTGTCGTCATATATTTCGTTTCTTACTTGTGGCATTGTTTAGGCTTGTGTTATACCAATGAATGGCATTGCTTGGCTTGATTCAGCAGTGCCAGTTAAAGTTGTAGGAGCGCTTCCGTATGTAAGAGTAACGGAAACTAAATTTGCTGGACTTGGCACAGCGCCTTGTGTTCTAATTGCATACATATTTGTTGAAGCTATTGTAAAAACAGTTGGTGTTGAATTAGTCCAAAATGTCAGCCAATAAATAGTACCCGCTGTAAATGTAAATGAAGTTGATATTGTTTTTGTGCCAGTTGTTGAACAATCAATATTTGCGCTTTCAAATAATAATGTGTTAGGATATCCGTTTAAATCCGAATAAATCATAATCTTAGATAAAGCTGAAGCAACAGCTTGAAAAACTCTAAAAGTTAGGCTTGACGATGTAAAAGTTTTAGCTGGTATAAACGGACTTGACATTAGTCTATTTGTAACTTGAATGGTAGACCCCATTCCCGTTGATGTTAAATTGTTACTAACTACAAATCCAGTTTTAGGGCCTAATAAAGCATGAATACCACCTCCTCCTCCTCCTCCTCCTCCTCCTGCTGCTACCCATGCAGTTCCTGTAACTGTGGATGATAATACTTGGCCAGATGTTCCTGGAGAATTAGTTGAGTCGTATATAGCTCCTGTAACTCTAGCATTTCCTGCAACATGCAATACTTGAGAAGGACTTGTAGTTCCTATTCCTACATTTCCTGCAATATAGTTTTGAGCAGTTCCCGATAAGTATAAATTATAATGATTAGAAGCTGCACTCAAACTACTAGAGAATGCTTTAATAGTAGCGCCTACTTCACTTACTATTGTTGGAGTAAAATTAAATCCGTTAAGATCAATTGCTCCATCTACAAGATTTATATTGCCGCTTACTAAAAAATAACTATTTATAACTGTTTGACCTTGTGCAAGACCATTATAAGTAACGGTTATACCTGTATTTTGGGCTCCTATATTCGCGTTAAAACCTCTACCATTACTATTACTAGTGGTTATAGCGCCATTACCTGTAAAATATCCTGTTACTGCTATTGCTGTTTGGTTTGCAGAAGCAGCGCCTAATGTTAATGAGCCACTACCTACACTTCCTGTAATAACTCCCTGAACTCTAGCAGTGCCGTTAACATCTAATTTAAAGCCAGCATCTGTTGTTGTTCCTATAAGAATATTTCCCGTTAATGGTATTCTAATTCTTTCTAACCCATTAGAATAAATAGACCAAAAGAAACTATTAGCAGCTCTTAATTGACACTCACCTGTTGTATTATCAGAATTTAATTGAGCTCCAGTTAATGTAAATCTGTATAAACCATTTGCTCCAGCTGTTCTTCTAAAATTTAAAGTTGCATCTGTACTAGTTGTTGAAAATGCTTCAAGATAATGAGATCCTGCCGCTGCTCCAGATGTATATAAATTAAATCCATTTCTAGCATCTATAGAGACAGCTGGACTACTAGTTCCAATGCCTAACCTTCCATTTATATTATCCCAAAATAGATTTGCAGATTCCTGAACTACATTACCGGCTCCCTCAAATAATACTCTACCGACTGTGCCACCTAATATAGCTGTAGTACCAATGGTAATGCTAAAAGGTGGCGTTTTAGGCTTCCCATCTATACCTATGATCTCTAAGTGATCATAGCCAAACATATTACCATTTACATCAACTACTTGCATCTTACAACATTTATGTTAGGCATGTCCTCACCCTCAACTATAAATGTTGTACCTGCAACACTTGATGTGGCATGTATGTAGTCGTTCTCGTCTAAAAAATATTGAAAAGAATCAGTGATAGTATCACCGGCTGCTAGATTGATTGAATATACCTGCGTCGGAACACCAGCCGTATACTTCCTTAATGTCAACGTATAGGCTGCCGGATTGTTAAATCGAAGTAAACGAATTTCAGAAACGTTGTTATCAGGGGCCGTATGTAATATAGTCCCTGATACTGATAGTGTTCCCTGATTTGTAAACTTTCCGGTCATTAGAATGGTGATGGAGTTGGTTTAGGTTTGTATGTGATTAAGTCAAGGTCTTTCACCCATAACGTCTCTTCGTTAGTGGTGTAAATCATTTCTTCTACTGAAATTATCCAATTATCGTCTATATCTTGAATAGGATTGTAGATTGAGTCAGCAGAGTAGTAAACTCCGACTAATTCGTCTTTTTGCACCTCAGTCAAAAGTCCTACTAAGGTGGTGATATCTTCGGTTGTGATGTCTGCTAATTTCATACGTTTCTATTTAAAGTTGTTTGATATGTTTGTACTGCTGAGTTAAGTGCTGCTGCTTCGGTGTCTGTTAAACCGTTTGAAAAATATGCTAATGCCAATTCTCTATTGCCATATTGTTGCGCGCCAAACAAGCCATTTGTGGCACCTACATAAAATGTTTGATTAGCATTTATTCCCGTTTTAGTATTTGTTGTAGACGCCAACACAACGCCATTTCGTATAAATTTTAACGATGTTAAACTTGTTCTGCTTTGTGTTAAAAATGCCGCGCTTGATAATGTGCTATTAAATAAAACGGCACTTCCACTTGCTCCATCTGTGCCATTATGAGCAAATGAAGTTGTATTATTATTATTAAACCTTAATCCTGTAAAATATAAACCATCATAAGCCCCTATATCATTACAATTTAACAAAGAGTTATTTGTTCTTGAATAAAAACCTAAACTATTTGACGAATCAGACATAACCGATAAATCATTCAACTTGGTATCAGCAAAACCATTTGTTCCATTAGGAGTAGCACCAGTTGAGCTATGTGTCCACCCACCATTAAACACCAAGCGATACGCAGCATCAAGGTCTCTTGGGTCTTTTAAATTCCATTTGTGAGTTGATGCCGTACCACCTACAAACGGATAGACTGCCTTCATTTTAGTCCATAAACCTTGTGCTTTTAAATCAGTAACAAGCGTGTTGATTGCGTTAGCTTGAGTTAAGTCCGTAATTTCTGCTGAGTTTAAAAACGCTTGAGCATCGGCATCAGAAACGATAGGCACACCAACCTGACGTCCTAATGCTTGGTTAAACGTTTGAACTCGTGTGTATAGGTTAGCTGCTTCGGTATCGGTTAAACCATCTCCAATTGAGGTGAATGCTGCTTGACGACTTGAAAAATTAGTTGCGATAGTATTGGCATTTTGACAACCTATATAAATTGGCAATGTATTTAATACACCAGTTTGAGTAGCTGTATCAGTAGCAATCAAAGTGCCATTTTTAAACGCTTTTGCAGATGCACTTAAACCATTTACAATAACGTGTCCAGTCGAATTTGCTGAAGTTGATAAAGCGTTTCTGCTTCCTACGGTACCACCAACATAACTTGTAGCCGTGTCAAGTCGCATTAATAAATTCGAATAAGTTGTACCCGTAGTTAAACCTACACCCATTTCAACTTGGGCAATTGCAGTTGTACTATTTGTCCTTGAATAAAAACTGAAATGTGAATTACTAAACATTCCTGCGGCAGTTTGTGTTAACTTCGTATCAGCGTAACCATTCGTACCGTTAGGAGTAGCTCCCAAACTTGAATGAGTCCATCCTCCGTTAAACACAAGTCTAAAGGCAGCATCCGTATCAAGTGGATTGACAAGGTTGTATTTGAATTGGTTTGCTATGTATGCTTGCTGAGTAGTTGATATTGGTTGGTATGTTGTAGCAGTAGAGCCGAGTTCGAGTTGCGCTCCCCACATATCTACATTACCACCGCAAGTAGCATCAACATTACCATCTATACCTGTTGAACCAAAAACAATGTGACAAACATTAACACTACTTGTTAAAACACCTGTGAGAGTTATTCTCTGCCAAGAATTAGTTAAAGCAAATTTTTGTGATATACCCGTATTCCAAGCAATTGTATCATTAGTTGTAATTCTTATGTTGTTTGCTCCGCTACTTGCTGATTTTTTTACATAAACGCTTATTGTATATGTCTGACCTGAATTTATGGAGATACTTGATGCTCTAACAAAAGATTGTACAGTAGAACTAAATGCAGATGTATCAGCAGTTAAAGTTTCATTTGGAGCTGTAGTTGTATTTGTAGAAACCGTTGCACTTTGTTTAGTCCAATAGGCATTACCAAAATCCTCAGTATATCCAAGCAAGTTTCTATTATCAGTAACAAAAGGATACACCGCTTTCATTTTAGACCATATCCCGTCAGCTTGCAGACCGTTCACTAGATCATTAATAGCCTTAACTTCATTAGGACCGCTTATTCCAGTAGCTGATACAAATGACTTAGCAGCAGGATTTATTCCTGATAGGTTTACACCTAAAGAATTAGCTATACCAAGACCAATCATCTTACCAAAGGGCTACAATGTTAGTAGCTGTGGTATTTGTAGCAAATACTCTAGTTACTTGAACAGGCAGGAATGAACCAGCAGCCATATTGAAAAACGTTATGTCATCACCACCTGCTGTAAGAACTCTTACGTTACCAGATCCTCCGATATAAAGGACGCAAGGCCATGATGGAGTAGTGCCGTCACCACCGATGTATGGAATGTCAACAGTGTTGCTAGGTGTAACTACTGCTGCGCGTTCTGCCTGTAATTTTTGATATGCCATCTTACTTATTTTTTAGTGCTGCGGCCGTTTGAGCCATTGCGAGCACGATTTTTACTTGGTTTTTCTTTTACAAATTTACCACTTTTTGTGGAACTCATGTCAGGGCCTCCCTTACCGTCGATGCCATTGGCACGACGAGCTTTTGTGTGTTCAGCCCGGTATTTCTTGCGCTCCTCAGTGGAGTTCAACTCACGCTGATATTCACGCCTCTTCTCCGCTGCCTTCGGGTTGGCTGCGTAGTACTTCGATGTCTTGCTTTGTCCCATAGAACATTTTATTTATTAATAGGTTTGGATCGTTAAGAGCTTCTTGTCTTTGACCACATCCGCAGTCATCAGTCACTGCTTCGACTAGTGTCTTGATACCTACGGTCTCAGCTATAGCCGCGACTGTATCACCTAGACCTTTGTGATTTCTTATAATTATCATAGTTACGCATTGCTTCTTTTCTAGCGTCGCCCTTCTTCCAGGCGCCAAATGCCATCTTCTCAGCTCTTTTTTCAGTTGCAAATTTAACTACTTCTCCCCTTCTTTTAGCCTCAGCATATGCCTCAGATGTATTAGGCATATCAGTCCAATCTTTGTATTCATGTGACCCAGGCTTATTAGGGAAAACAGTCGGGAATGCCTCCTTTCCGCGGCTAGACATTAAGTGTGATGATACCTCACCGTTAGGCATGTTGACATACTCATCACCACGCATATCGCGAATACGCTTCTTCTTTCCTATGAAGTCAATGTCTGCGTTCTTGAATGGTATCTTATTGTAATCCATTATGATCCCTTTTTCCATTTAGTACTAGGAGATGCAGTCTTGCTTGGACTCCATTTCACCTTGTCAGCCCAATAAGCAGCGCTCATCTTACCCTTAGATATGTTCTTTGCGTGACGACTCTTAAATGCCTCACGCTGACCAACCGTCTGATTGGTCTTAACGCCCTGCTGTCCAAAACGAATAGTCTTCACCTGATCACCTTCTTTAGCAACCACAATATGACTCTTTGTGGAATGACCTGGAGTTCGCTTAGGCTTATTAAAGCCACTAACCCCTGCTCTTTCTAGTCTTGGATCCTTTGCCATCTTTTGCTGTTTTAGCGGCTTCTTTGAAGCTCTGAGCAGTAGGTGCTCCCTTCTCGCCTGGTTTACGCATCTTCTCGCCTGATCCAGCCTTAATTCGCTCTCTTTTTGCGTGAATGTTGCTATATAGTCCCATTATCAATATATTTGTACAAATATAATGAAAGTTAGAAAAACAATAATATACGAAAGAATAATACAACGCGAACCGCTGAAGTATGACTTTCTTACAGAGTGGGCAATTGTTAGACGTTGGGCCCAAGTTAACTATGGCGTCACACTGTCAGATCTTGAGATGCTGTTCTTTTTACATGGCAATAGATTATTCAGAAAGTCAGACTTTGACGAATATAAAAACTTCATGACCTGGGATAAAGAACGCTTCAACAGATTACTGAAGGATGGATGGATCAGTGAATGGCGACAGAAAAATTATAATGAGGGGCAGCTGTATGAGGTGTCATTTAAGACCAAGAAAATGATTACGTCTATCTATAAGAAGCTGACAGGTGAAGAACCAATACCAACGTCAGTAAGACGCAATAAGGCCTTCCGAAAAAACGCACCGTTCAATCAGAAGACCTTAGCTATTGCAATAACAGATTTTAATCGAAGACGCAAACAACGTCCCTCTCCTGAATTATAGTCATCCTTTCATTATCAAGGATGACCTCATGGCTTTGTACTTTGTCGTATAGGATAGTATCCTCAGAATTTATTCCAATGATGTTATCACCTACTTTGTAGACTATAGCCTTATGATATCTCATGTCACTAGCGTCCTCACCGGTCAGAAGCAAACCACTCTTGGTCTGCTTCTGCTCAGCTACTTTCTTTACTAGTAAGAACTTATTTAATACTTTCATCTGCTCTGATATTTGTAATGATAGCGTTTGTGCTCATGATCGTTGTAGCGACCGACACAGCGTTTAATAAGGCGTTCTTAGTGACTTTCGCTGGGTCAATGATGCCAAGCTTAATCATGTCACCGTACTGCTCTCCTTTCACGTCGTAGCCCTCGTTAGGGAACGGAAGGATGCCGTCCATGATGAACTGAGCATCTTTACCAGCGTTGTCAAGGATCTGACGCATTGGAGCCATTAATGCCTTGTGCATAATCTTCTCAGCAGTAGATGTGTTTGGATAGTTCTTAGCATACTCATATAGAGCAACACCACCTCCAGGTAGAATGCCCTCCTCTAAGGCCGCCTCAACTGCACAGACAGCATCATCAATGCGGTCGCGCTTCTCCTTCTGCTCAATATCACTCAATGCACCAACGTAGATCACAGCAACACCACCAGATAGGTTGGCCATTCGCTCCTTACGGTTGTCCATCTCCTCTTTAGTGATGCCGTCAAAGATCGTCTCGTTGATGTCAGCAATGCGATTATCAATAGCAGTTTGGGAACTGCTATAAGGCATAAAAATCGTATTGTCCTTACTAACGATCACCTTAGCACAACGACCTAGGTGAGCAACGTCAATCAATGACAAGTCATCACCAGTGTCCTCACTGAAGTATGTGCCGTCCAATGCGATCGCCAAGTCCTCAAGCAAGTCTTTCTGACGGTACCCAAAGTTCGGTGGAATAATATGACATGCCTTTATCTTGCCCTGAGCAACGTTAATGTTCAATGTGTTCAAAGCAGCTGGTGTCATCTCACCGATGATTAGGAGTGGCTTGTTGTTGGCTACAACATGTTGTAGAATGCGCTCAATGTTTAACAAGTTATTGATCTCTTGGTCAGTGATCAACACATATGGGTTCTCTAACACAGCCTCCTGACGCTTGTAGTCAGTAATAAAGTGACGACTAGACCAACCACGGTCAGCCTTAATGCCCTTGATCACCTCAACATACGTGTTATGGTCCTTGCTGTTCTCTACAGATACCATCTTTACCTCACTGAACGCGTCAGCGATCATGCCGCCAATCTCAGTGTCATTGTTTGCACTAATTGAAGCCACATCTCTGAGCTTCTTGCCAGATAACTTCTTAGAACGTTTGGTTAGATGCGTCACGACGTCTGTCGTGATGCTATTAATCTCCCTGATCACCTCAGTCACGTTGTCATCAGATGTTAATACGTCAGATGCAGCATCAACAATAGCCTCAGCTAACACCACACTTGTCGTAGTACCATCGCCAGCAACAGTAGCCGTCTTCTCAGCAGCCTGTCTGACCATCATAACAGCCAAGTTCTCAACCGGGTCGTATAGATTGATCGACTTAGCGACCGTCACACCGTCCTTTGTTACTGTAATACCACCAACATGGTGCTCTGACTCAATTAAGACCGTTCGGCCTCGCGCACCTAATGTGCTTTTTACTGCTCCAGCGATCGTTTTGATGCCTTTGATGAGCTTTTGACGACCTTCGTCGCCTAAATGTACATGTTTTACTACCATTTCACTTGATTTTTTGACAAATCTAGTGAATTTTTTGCTTTGTGCAACAAAAAAGCCCTCACTTGGAGGGCTTTCTGTGGAATTACTAAAGTAATTTTAGTATATATTCGTTTTATTTGAATTTTTTGAAGATATCGCGTCAATTTTAGCTTTCATTGTGTTTCGATTGGTTGCATTATCTACAGATCCCTTGAATGCCTCAATGCGATTTACGCCCTGCTTGCTCTCATCTTTTCTATATCCAGGTGTGAAATGACTCAACTTGCCAGCCTCAGCCTTGCGAGTATAGGTCTCAGCTTTGCGAGCTTGACGAATGTCCATAGTAGCCTCCTTAATTGATGGAGCCTTTACATTATAATCAAGTGAGCTCTTACGGTAGTCACGACGATCTTGCTTCAACTCAGCTCGCTTAGACTTAATTTCAGACGCAGACATATTACTGAAATCTCTACCAGATACAGACGTTCCAGCCTTAGCTTCAAATAAAGCTTTCTCACGGTTGTATCCAGAAGTAGCTTTTTTCTTCTCAGTAGTAACGCGAGCAGCACCTAAACTTCCACTTGGATTTTTAGCTCTAACTAATTTATCACCACCACCAGTCATAGCCGCAGAAGTTTTGGTTTTAGTCTTAGTTCCTCTAGTGGCAGGATTAAATGCATACTCTTCCTTTTCAGTTACCTTAAGTTTTCCCTTTGGAAGTGTAAGCTTTGCCTTGCCAACAGGCATTTTTTCCATAGGAGCTTTTTCAGATACAGGAGGTTTTGTCTTATATTTTGTATATGAACCAAAATTAGGAGACCAAGATTGACCTTCTTTGTAACCTTTATCCTTCATATATTGATCAAGCTTTCCAGCCTTAGCAGCTCCACGAAACTCATCAGGATTAAAATCACTACCATATATATCTTTATAACTAGTGGCTTTATATCCTTTAGGAACAGTAATATCTTCAATATCACCAAATACATCTTTACTTCCTGGTCCACTTGTTGATCCAAATGATCCCATAACTAATTTTCTTGTTAATGGATCGATAGATGGGTCATTGATACTAACAGCCTCACCTCTTTTCATTGCATCATTGTACTCTTTGTTGGATTTTTCAGCATCCCATTCAGCACTTGTTAGAGTAGCATTCTTTGCTTTTATTTCTCCAGAAGGACCGAGAGACATACCCATAGGTCGTGACTTTTTACTAACAGTCACATCTTTTGTAGTCTGAATTTTATTCTGTGGTGGAGTTGTTTTCGACGTGAGTCGATTTGTGCGCATTATTGCCATGTTATAGATAATTTAATAATTAACAAATATAATACCAATTCCGGACGTAAATCGCCTTCCGAAGGTAGGTATTCAAGACCAACAGATAGGCCGAGCGTTGGAAATAAGGTAATGATCATTGGAATAACTTACCAGTCTTAGATCTGCTCTTGCTAGTCATCACATCACCCTTTTGGTCATAGCGAGTTCTATTCTTAACTACATCACCTGCTGAAGATACAGTCTTGCTGGTTTCAACCATCTTACCACCTCTAGGATTAGTTGCAGATCTTGAATAAGTTGTAGAACCTGTTTCGTAATCTTTAGCTACTTTTTTAGTAATAGTTCTATCTCCTGTTAATCCCTTTCTTGTGGTTGTTGTTTCTTTACCAATTGGACTAGCTGTTATAAATTTAGAACTCTTATCAACTTTAATAGGATTGTTGATCTTAGTATTAGCTATAGTCTGTGCAGCATTTTTAATACCTGCAACACCTCTGTTAAGAGCATTCTGAACACCCATTAAATTTACAGGACCTTCTACATTCGGCTTTTCTGGATCTCCGAACTTGCTTCCTAACTTATCAATTGCCGAGTTCTTGAACGGCATACCGTAATTTTTCATGATCTTTTTTTTACAAATATAATGATTATTAGATACATGGAGTGTTTGGGTAATACCCCCATGTGACGCGAGCCGGCACGAAAGGAAAACGATTTGTATTTCGACCGGGGGGGTTCGGTTTTCGAACTTTTCGGCCGAACTTTTTGGCTTTTTGGTGGGGCCTGCCGTTTGACGTGAATACCAATACAGACGGGCATCAGGGCGCGCTGCCGTTTGTCATGTCGGTTGCTAGGCTTGTTGTATAATTTGCATTATGTTAAATAGAACACACCTTGAAACCAACCGGCCGGCCGTTCATTCGGCGCGCCTGATGTCATGCCGTTCGTTCGTTGCGTAGTTCGGTTGCACGCTTGAAAGGTGAGGGTTGCACCTACCTACAAAAATAAATACCAAAGTGATTGCGCGTTTCCCAGTGCTGAGTTTGTCTATAACTAACTGTAAATCAACCTTTTACATTCAAAAGACAACCTGTCCTTATTTAGAATGAATATAAATTAGCATAAAATGTGAAAATAATTGTCAAAGTATAGTTGACAATTCAAATAGTTGACGTATATTTGTATCAAGCAAACGAGCTAACAACAACACTTCTTACTAGCAAGCCTTCAGACGTACAAGCGACGAGCCATGTTGCTGATAGGTGGCCGAAACGATAAAGCCTTACTAGGTGCCCTTCGGGGAGCTCACTGCGGTAAGTCGGTTCAAAGGTAGGCCCGCTACACTAGCTCTAAGCTCAGTTCTTTGACATATTGATAAGACTATAAACTAACTAGGTGAGTCACACTAGGCCGGTGCTGTAAGTATAAAGACTCAGCGAAGCCGGGGCGCTCGATACACTACTCAGGTGGTCGACGTCAAAATCACAGGCCAAATTGTGATGCCTGTAGAGATTAAAAGAGAGCACGTAGTTTCACGTGACGTGCAAGCATTAGGTGTAGTTAGAATGACTAATTAATGAGAGCGATACTCACTGCACCACAAACCAATTAAAACAAAACAACATGGAAACTAGAGTAATCAGAATTGAAGGCCGTTATGAAATCATTGGCTTCTTTCAGGAAGGTGTGTTAGTTAAGACACGCAAATTATTAATACCATTCAGATACAGATAAATACAATAACGTTAAAATAAAATAGTCATGGGATTTTTCAGTTTCAAAACAACCGACACTAATCGCTCAATTAGTAATGTACACAGCTCAAAAGGGGCTTTCAAAGTTGTAGTTGTAGACGACAATGGCAACGAGTATGTAGAGCACAACTACAATGGCTACGGCATCTTTGGTGGCATCGACATCTTTATCTTAATTGCAGAGATGAACGGATACCTTTTCAACGATGACAACGATCCGGACCAAGAGTATGAGACACTCAGAAATATAGGCATCCAATTGTACTACGAAGAGCCGGAGGCAATCCATCCAAACATTTACGAAGTACCGCAAGAATGGACAAACGTTCCATTAGATGGATGCGAATTTCAAGGATATTTTTACTAACCTATAAACCCATGCCTGGGAATCAAAAAAATTATGGAAACTAGAGTAATCAGAATCGAGGGCCGTTATGAGATAATTGGCTTCTTTAAAGAGGGCGTGTTAGTTAAGACACGCAAGTTATTAATCCCATTTAGATACAGATAATTATGACAACTTTAAAAACCTTCAAAGCACTTATCAACGGGACGTTGGTAAAGGTAGACCAACAACATTTCGGTGGCCAAGACATCCGCTACAAATTGCATCGCTCAAGCTACACCAACAAAGGTTGGGTGATTGTTTATGACGAGCAAACGCTCAGCGCTGATGACTTTTGGAGATTGCATCCACAAATTACTAACAACTAAAACAAAACAACATGAAAGCAGTAATCTTTTTAGCAAAGGCGTTCAACATCATCATGGGAACGTCGGTAGGCGTAGCAGTAGCATTCGCATTGTACAAAGTAGTAACCGGTCAAACAGGAGGAATGTCAATATGAAACTTAAGATAAAGTTCCTAAATAGATGGT